GAAGAAGAAGGCGAAGAAGAGGAGGCTGAAGAAGAAGCCGAAGAAGAGGAGGCTGAAGAAGAAGCCGAAGAAGAGGAGGCTGAAGAAGAAGCCGAAGAAGAGGAGGCTGAAGAAGAAGCCGAAGAAGAGGAGGCCGAAGAAGAGGAGGCCGAAGAAGAGGAGGCCGAAGAAGAGGCTGAAGAAGAGGCCGAAGAAGAGGCCGAAGAAGAGGCCGAAGAAGAGGCCGAAGAAGAGGCCGAAGTGTATGAAGTTAATATAGACGGAAACACATATTATACAAGCAATGAGAAAAATGGCGTTATTTATGGAATAGATGAAGAAGGAGACGTAAGTTTAGAAGTAGGTAAATATATTAATAATAAACCATTTTTGTTTACATTATAAATATTTATATATATATATAAAGAATTTATATATATATATAAATACATATGTCCGATATAGGATTTATTATACTAAGGCACGTAAATAACGAATTAACAAACAATTATTGGAATTTATGTTATGAAAGTATTCGTAAATACTATCCTGAAAATTTAATTCTTATCATAGATGATAATAGTAATTATGAATATATTACACAAAGAGAATTATATAAAACTACTATTATAAAGAGTGCATATCCAGGTAGAGGTGAATTATTGCCATACTATTATTATTTACATAATAAATTATTTGAAACTGCTGTTATAATTCACGATAGTGTATTTATAAATACATATATAGATATGAGTGTAGATAAATATAAAATTATATGGGACTTTGAACATCATTGGGATAATATAGCAGATGAGACTAATATAATAAAATCGTTTAATGATGAAGAATTACTACGTTTTTATCAAGATAAACAATTATGGAAAGGTTGTTTTGGTTGTATGTCTATTATTACACATGATTATTTAATGTATATTAATGATAAACATGATATTAGTATATTATTAAAATATATATTAACAAGAGATACTCGTTGTTGTTTTGAACGAGTATTAGCTTGTTTATTAATAAAATATAATGAAAAAAAACAAACACTATTAGGAAATATTCATGCGTATTGTCCTTGGGGTATAAATTTTAATGATAAAGAATATTTTCAACATTTACCATTAATAAAAGTTTGGACAGGAAGATAATATGTCATATGAAATGTTAAAATGTATATAATTTTGTATGTAATTCATCAAAATTATATTTTTATATAATTCGGCGTGTGTATTTTTTTGATATCTTTTTGTAGTTTTTGTATACTTTTTTTTTAGTTTTACCTCCATTTTTAATTGGTGGATTTTTTGGTAATTCAATCAAAGGACCTTCTTCTACAATATATGGGTTTTGTTTAACATTGGTTAAATTATTTGTAGCATTATAATCTTCATATGCACATTTAATTTTATTAATATTCGTTTCATCTATTTTATCTCCTAACAAATCAGCTGCTATATATATTTCATAATGTGGTAAATTTTTACCACCTTTTAAATTAATCCGATTAATATTTGTTTTCAATAACGTATTATCATTGTTTTGTGCAAATTTTTCAAAACTTAGTATGTCTTTTTTATCCTTGATTGCTGTGTATACATTATAAATATCGTTTTTATTACAATTAGAATTTAACAAATAACAATCATTTATATAATTTAATAATTCATAGAATAAATGAGATTTATGTTTTATTCCGCCATTTTCTTCTAATTCTACTTCATATTTTTTACTATTATTTACATAATCGTCAATTATCATCTGTAATGTATTATTTGTTGTTTTCGTATAAGATGATGAAATTTTTTGTATACTTTTTGATAATTCAGTGAATTGTTCAAATTCGTCATCAACCTGAAATTTAATATCGAATTTCAAGTAATCATTATCTGTATTTAAATATGAATCTTTGAATGTAGTATATTGAATTTTTTTATCATTAATTTCTAATAATTTCTGTATAAAATTTTTAAAATTCAATGAAAAATTAGTATATCTAAGATTAGTATAAATTTCTTTTAATTTATATAAAGAATCACTCAAGTATTGATGTGGTTCTTTTGTATATTTTGCGCTATCTACTGATGATTCTCGTAGTGATCGTAAGTATATAAAGTGTGTATTTTTATATTCAGTACTACCAATTTTTATATCAGCCGTTCCATAATCTGTATTAACCGAAGTAATCGAATTAATTTTTTCTATGGAAGCACGACTTGATGTAAATATATTGTTTAAATTTTTTTTATTAGTCTGATTTGTATCAGAATAATTCGCGAATTCATAGTTAACCGTATTAGTTTCAGGTTTAATATCGAATGGACGTAATCGTGCAGCAGCAACATATTGTTCAACTTCTGCAATATAATTACCTTTATTATATTTGTAAATATAAATATCATAAGTATCGTCATTAGTATTATATTTTACAATTTGAACAGGATACCAAAAAGGACCACTATTTGGATTATATTCAACCCAATTGTTTTTTGCAGGATTTATTAAGTCATTAATTATATTTTTATATGTTTGAATAAATTCATTTTTTTTTCCAAAATGTATTTTATATAGATCAATAACTCTTAATATTTTAATCATATTTGATATATTAAATTTAGATTGAGAAATATTAGAATCCTGATAACCTCTTCTGTTATTATCTAAATTGGTAAAGTATTTTTCTAATTCGCGGATTTCATTATTAACATCAATATTTTGAATCAATCTGTCGATATCACTTTGATATGTTTTTATCTTATTTTCAATTTCAGGCATTATGTATTCACTCCATTTTTTATAATTATTAAAATCATCAATAAATTCTCCATATACAGGATGATTGATTATATCATTTAACCAAGTAATTTTGGTTATAGTATAAGGTTTATCAATATTAATATATGAAAATTGTTTATTTTTATTTCCAAACAGACTTTTTTGGGGCATTTCTACTTGTCCGCCTATATTCGAAACAAATGAAATAAAAAAATTGTTATAGGTTGGGTAATATGTAGGAAACAATAATTCTAACATAGTAATTGTATTATATTCAATATTTGTTTCTTCTCTTTGTTTTTTTTGTTCTGGGGTTTCTAATGTATTTATCCCCTGTTGTTTAATTGATTTCGATAGCGTATCAATGAACACCTTTTTAACAAAGAAAAAATTTGCGATATCTGAATATGACATTTTTGCTAATTCGTCGTAAGGATATTTAACTTGTTTTGTAATGTATGGATAATCAGAATATCCTATTTTGTTTGTAATATATAATGTTTTACTATCGAATGGAATCGGTTCTTTATTTGGTATATTTGTTTTTATCATTATTTTTATTTTTTCAATATCATATAAACTCATATTGGATTACTTATATAATATATTTATATATAAAAATACAAATAACTATTGAAATTGTGTATATGTGGGAGTTTCTATAGTTTTAGTATTTGTAAAATTTTCTTTGTACGGTTCTTTTTGTTTTTTAGCTTTTTCGAGAATTTCAGTAGCTTTTTTAATATCTTCTTCTGAAACTTTATTGTCATCTAGTAATTCTAAATGATAATTGGTAAAACTCTCAGGTAAACAACAGAACTTACTTTCTTCATTAAATAAATAATCAACACAGACAATGAATATAATTGTAATAATCAATGCAATATAAATATCACGTGTTCCCATCCAAGCAATTGCAAATACTAAAATTTGTTTACTAAATGTATTTTTAAGATATGATTCAATACTTTTACTCAATTTAATGTTAACAAATTTGGATGAAATGTTCAAAATAATGATCATTAAGCCAGCAAATATTTTACTAGAGTTAACCAATTGGACGTTATTATTGAATTTATTTAATAAATTTTGCAATTGATTTGGTTTTTTAGAAAGCATATACAACAATTAGTATCTATAATATGGTATTACATTTTATTGGAAAATTACATAATAATTAGATAACTTGCATTCTAGAAAAAATAGTATCAAACCATTCATTTGAGTTTTTTGGTTTTAACATCTCTTCTTCCACTCGCATTTTCTTTTCAATAATCGAAAATTTACACATTGGATTACATGGATTACATGGTGCATTTTCAAAGTTCAATTCAGGAAATATGTGTTCACTCATTTCAGGATTGACATTAACTTTATTTGATTGAAGTTCTCCGTTGATACAATTTTCACGCTGAAAATTACGCTCGAGTGAAGCATCGTTTTGTAATTTGGTATTAAATGCATGATATACTTCATATTTGTATGGAGTATAATTTGTATTATATAATGGAGATTTACCATCATCAAATGTCATTTCCCACAAAAACCCTTCGGATACATCTGATACATTTAGAATATGTTCAACATCGTCGAGTTGATAATAGAAAATAGTAAGAATACATACAAGTAATCCTATAGTAATATCTTTCTTAGCATAATAAACTATTAACATAATGGCGACAAAACGTCCTAAAGTAGTATGACTAAATGGGATTATGCGATTTGGAAAAAATACGAAAAATACAATTAATAATATGGGTATAAAATCATGTAAACATTTTGACAATTTAAATTTTGGATACATTTACTATATTATGACATTTCATAATATTTGCGCCAAATAAATAAATATAAATGTATTAATATTATAATAGGTATTAAATGTCTTTAGCATCAACCGCGTCCGCATGGACTAATGATAATATACAAACAAAAAAAAGAATTCCAACGATGCGTCGCACTGTTAAACAGCGGCAACCAAATGTAGATGACACAAGTTTACAACACGACGAATATATTTTAGAGGAGGAAAAATATCGTAAACTACAACCAAATACAATAGAAGAAACTGAAGAGGCAAATCGTGAGAAGAACAATCGTGTAAGTGAATTATTGAGCAAGCTGACTGAAAATAATGATGGCAATAGATTAGCTGATTATCAACCAATTAATAATCCACATGTGAATGTTAGACGCAATGATACTATGGATTCAAATAGTTATGATGACATAGAAGATGAGAAAATGAATTTAAATCCAACCGAATTATTGCCAAAAACGATCGAAAAACAACCATCAAAATATTCAGCGAATGAAATGACTTTAGGAAATTATAGTAATTATTTACATACTTATAATTCACCTAAATTGTTCCAAAATAGTCAGCCATATTATGCAAATATGGGTCCATTATCAAATGGATCATCCAATGACAACTTTATGGAAAAAATCAATTATATGATTCATTTATTGGAAGAACAACAAATGGAAAAAACCGCAAACATTACAGAAGAGTTTATTTTATATATATTTTTAGGCGTTTTTGTAATTTTTACAGTAGATTCATTTACACGTGTAGGTAAATACGTAAGATAATTCGACATCCAATTTTTTAGACTACTTTGTAAAAAATTGAATTATAATTATTGCATTATTGAAAACGTAAATATAACAGAAATGACAGATATTCAAAAGCTTTCTCAACATAACCAACATTTGAACGGGTTTTATTATGGTGATTTACCCGGAACATTGCAATATAACAAAGATCCGAATGAAATTTTAGAAATAAATATGAACATTGAATCAAATAGCTATGACGATGGATGGGTATTAACTGAACACTCGAAAGAGAATTTAGCAAGATTAACACCGGATACTGCAAACGGTAAGCAAAATTGGAGAATTCTTTTGATAGTAAAAAAAGAGGTAGAAAAAGATGTAATAATGTTAAAAGGTGCTCTTCAAAATAGAAGTACAAATAAAATATTATTTGTTAGTACTGCTAATAATAAACAATATCATTTGGACAATAGTAATCGTTGTATAAAATCATTAGATGATGAATGGTTTGTCGGACATTATAGAATGGTAGCACCATTATTATTTTGGAACGAACTAAAAAACCGCTTATTGTATTCGGTGTAATATGTATAATAAAAAACTATAACAATCTTTCAAAAATATAAATATATTGATATTCATCATTTATCATTTTAATTTGAGCATGTGGTATAAATCCACATTTTTTCGCGATATTAACAATTTCATCAATGTTCTCCATATATAATGTTAATTCATTTTGTCGAATATTTTTTGTCGAAGCATCTGTGAATGTCTCTTTTATAATTACACGTTTATCTGTTTTAAAGTCATGTGAATTTTGGTATTCAAAATCAATAAAATTAATTTTTGAATCTTTAATTCTTGTATTCGAATACTTTTGCGGATTATCCAATAAAGGTGGATTTGCTGCAGGTATAATTGGATTATATTTATTTCGATTGACTAAATGCATTATTAAATAACCGTTTGGCATTAACCAATAATAACAATTTTTGAAAAATGTTAATTTATCTTCTAAATGATAAATCGTGAAATTCATACAGGTTATATGTGTAAATACACCTTTATCATAGTTCATTGAATCAATTACATCACCCCATTTTGTATCTATATCGGGGAATTTTTTTTCAGAATAATTTATCATTGCTTTGGATTTATCAATTCCGATTGCATGATATCCTGCATTATTTAAATCGTTTACTAAATGACCAGTTCCACTACCTACGTCTAAAAATTCGCTTTTTTCAGTTGGTTGTGTCATTTCAATAATTTTTTTATACTCATAATCACTTCTAGTTTCAGTTTTATATAAATCATCATATACCATCGCGTAAAATGAATCATATATTTGATTATCTCGTTTTAATACAAATGGTGCATTTTGTTGAAAGCCTTCATAATATGGTTTTGTATTGAATAACCTAAAAAAATGAATTATGAGTATTATTATGGATAATGATATTAAAATATTTAACCAATTCATCTTATATAGTAATATATGATAAATTTTATGATTTCTATAGCGTATTTCTTAGTTGAGTACGCGTATGATTGTAGAATATATCCTTTCCAATTTTATTTTCAAGAATAAATTTTGGACTGGATTGTTCGATAACAGTTGGTTTAAATAAATATGGATGTTGCTGTTCTAAATTGCTATTATTTTCGCTTTCAATACGGACGTTATATAAATCACTATGGATCGATGGTATATATTTTGTTCCTAAATCACTCTTGTCCAATTTAATATTCTGGTTTCTTAATTCAGTTTCAGTATCAACGTTATTTATGTATCCTGATACAGGTCCACGCGAATTACCAGGATTAAACCCAACTTCTACATGATAGTCTAAATATGGAATTTTTCTTACAGTTGGAGAAGTTCTCATATCAATTATTGGAAAAAGTGAATATTTTGTAGATACTGGGCGCGGATCATAATTTGGTTGTAATGGCATATTTGGAAATGATCTTTCTAGAATGCGGTCATTTAATTCATCTACTCTATCATTTTGTCCAATACTTAGTCCATATTGAACCCCATATAATGGTTTATTTTCAATTAAACTCATTTGTTGTATTATATTATATATATATTTATAAAAACATTTTTATTCATATTGAACTTTATTCCAAATGGAATAAATATATTACTGTAATCATATTTATTGTAGCATTTGTAATATAATATTTATGTAATCAATTTAAAAATATTACTACGTAATAATAAGAGAAGGCATATAGTACAGTATATAAAAAATGGTTGTAATTTGCGATACCATATATCCAGTTGATTCAAATTATAACGAACATTTTGATTTATTCCCATATCCATTATCTGAATTTCAAAAATATTCAATACATGCTGTAATTGAAGGTAATCATTCGTTGGTAACCGCACATACAGGAACCGGTAAATCCGTTCCTGCTGAATTTGCAATTCAATATTTTACACAAAAAGGAAAAAAAGTAATATATACTTCACCTATAAAAGCCCTTTCAAACCAAAAGTATCATGATTTTACACAAAAATATCCAAATATTTCGTTTGGAATAATGACTGGCGATATTAAGGTTAATCCAGATGCAGATGTATTAATAATGACTACTGAGATTTTAATGAATTATTTATTTACATTAAATAAATCTGATAGTCAAAAAACAAATTTAGATTTTCAAATAGATATAGAAAACGAACTTGCTTGTGTAGTATTCGATGAAATCCATTACATTAACGACGCTGATAGAGGACATGTATGGGAACAGACAATATTAATGCTTCCTTCTCATATTCAGATGATAATGTTATCAGCTACTATTGATAAACCGGAAAAATTCGCTGAATGGTGTGAAAATATTCATAAAAATAAACAAGTTTATCTGTCTTATACGAATACTAGAATTGTTCCACTTACTCATTATGGGTATTTAATTACAAATGAAAGTATTTTTAAAAAAATAAAAGATAAAGAAACACAGCAAAAAATACGCGATAAAACAAATAAATTAATACCATTAAAAGATGAAAATGGCACATTTCAAGAAACTGGATATTTGGAATTAAAGAAGATGAAGCAGTTATTTGATAATAATGAAGTAATGGTTAAACGACAACACGTATTGAATAATTTAACTTTATATTTACGCGAACGAGATATGTTGCCTGCGATTGCATTTGTTTTTTCAAGAAAAAATGTAGAATTGTATGCAAAAGAAATAACAACGCCACTTTTGGAAGATGATAGTAAAGTATCATACACTATTCGTAGAGAATGCGAACAAATTATTCGTAAATTGCCAAACTACCAAGAGTATTTAGGATTACCAGAATACAATGAATTGATAACTTTACTTGAAAGAGGGATTGGTATTCATCATTCTGGTATGATTCCAATTTTAAGAGAAATCGTTGAATTAATGATTAGTAAAAAATATATTAAACTGTTATTTGCGACAGAATCATTTGCAATTGGATTGAATTGTCCAATTCGTACTGCGATTTTTACAAGTTTAACCAAATACGACGGTAATGGACGTCGTTTTCTCATGGCACATGAATATAATCAAGCAGCATCACGATGCGGAAGACGTGGGATAGATACAATTGGACATGTAGTCCATTGTAATAATTTATTTGAATATCCTGCATCAAATGAATACAAAGAATTGTTGTGTGGTAAACCGCAGATATTAGTATCTAAATTTCACATATCATTCTCAGTAATATTAAATTTAATTCGAAATGGAAAAACAGATAAACGCGATTTTTATGATTTTGTGAAAAAGAGTATGGTTCAATCAGAAATTCAAAATTCTATATTAACCCAAAGAGAAAAAATAAATAAAATACAACAAGAATATGAAAAGAAAAAAGAATCAATAAAATACTTGAGAACTCCATTGGATGTGTGTGAAAAATATATTCAGAATGAAACCATGCTACCAACATCTGTTAATAAAAAACGCAAAGAAATACAGAGAACAATGGAAGAAATTGTAATTGATTATAAAACGTGTCCAAATGATTCAAAAGAAGTTATTAAATTGCAACAAATAAAAATAGAATATGAACGCGAAGTTAAATATATGGAATCAACTGAAACATATATTAATGATAATATTGATAGTATTTGTAATATATTAGAAGATAAAGGTTTTATAACATCGTGCGAAAACATTTATCAATTTACGGATATAGGTAAAATATCTAGTTGTATTTCAGAAATTCATCCGTTAATTATTGGTAGTATAATTCATAAATTAGAACAATATACGTCAATTGAGCTGGTTGGATTATTGTCTTGTTTTACTGATGTAAAAGTAGATTCTGATATGAAATCTTCCGTTCCAAATACACAAAATGAAACATTAAAAGAAACGATCAATGAAATTAATGGATTATTTTCATTATATGAAAACCTAGAAATAGGTCATGGATTAAATACTGGTTTCGATTATGAGAATTGCATGATGTTTGATGTAATTGATGATATTCAAGAATGGTGTAATTGTAGAGATGAAACAGAATGTAAAATATTTACTCAAACGCGTCTTGCAGATAAATCAATTTCAATAGGTGATTTTACAAAATCTATATTAAAAATAAGTAATATTTCAAAAGAATTAATGAATGCATGCAATGATAACGAAATGATGGATTTGTATAATAAATTGTATACTATTGATTCTTTAATTTTAAAATATATTGCTACCGCGCAAAGTTTATATGTATAAAATCTAAGTCGATATAGTAGATTCAGTATCTGAATCTTTTTCTGAATTTTTGCTGGATTCTGAAGAAGAAGTTCTATCTTCGATATAATGTTGAGGAACATTCCCTGCATAAATGTCCAATATTTCTTTTATGACTTCTTCTCTTTCAATATCTTTTGTTTCGAATTCTATACTTGTAATTGACGATGAACGAGAACCTTTAAATTTGTCTAAAAAATCTTCCAATCCATTTATTTCATCTTTTCGATCGTGTTGGTCTAAATCGCCAGTAATAACCATGCGGGAGTTCTCACCTAATCGAGTAAGCAACATTTTCATTTGACTTGGTGTACAGTTTTGTGCTTCATCTGCAATAATCCATGTATTTTTAAATGTTCTTCCTCGCATATATGCTAAGGGTGCAATTTCAATTTGTTTATCTTCTAACATAGCACTAACTTCAGCAGGTGATATAAAACGATATAATATATCATAAATTGGCCTGACCCATGGAGCCATTTTTTCTTCTAGTGTTCCAGGTAGATATCCTAAATCTTCGTCGGCACTTACAGCTGGACGTGTAAAAATCATTTTTTCGTATTTTCCCATTAAAAAATGTTTTAACCCATATTCAGCTCCAAATAATGTTTTCCCGGTTCCGGCAGGGCCAGTAGCAATAATAATTTTGTTGTTTGTCTTATTTAATGAATGCACATATCTTGCTTGAGATGCATTTTTTGGTTTAGAGAATTTATTTTCTATGGATGTTCGCTCCTTATGAGATAAATATTGGAAATTTTCGAAAACATTTTTCGCAGATTCTTTAATTTGCTCTTTGCCTTCATTGTATCGAGCAAGTTCTTCATCGATCACGCGATACATTTGCTTTCGGTTATTTCCTCTTTTTTTACTCATCCTTTATTATATTATACTAAAACAATATTTCCAATTATTATATTTTTATATCACGCATGATTTTTATAATTTATCCAATTTTGTTATATTGTATATGCTAATATAAAAATTGATTTATATATAGCACATTATAATTATTTATTAAAAAAAGTAATAATTATAATAAAATGACAACTGCATATTACGAGTTTATCGGAAAAGAACCATCATTAAACGAATTACGTGATTTTATTGAAATTCATAATGAATTATTTGATGGCATTAACGTTTATGTTATAGAAGAATATCTAAAATTTTGTAAAGATTATTATGGTAGTTATTATGTAGGCGGACAAATAAAATTATTGCCTACCGAACCGATTACAAACGAAATAATAAATAAAGCAAGACAAATTAATGAAAAAGCAGAGCCATATCACATGGCTGAAGTATCTTCATTGCTGCGTTCTAAAAATAACTTAAATAATTTAGAAAAAATATTGAATGTGTACTACAATTATAAATTAATGGAATATTATGCACCTCCTCCAATTTCAAATGCAGATGCTAATTTTGATTTATTAGTTCAATATAATAATATTACAGAAGAAGGAGAAGGTTATAAAAAAGTAGCAGCAGAAACAATGGTCGGTAAAAATATAAGTAAACACAATTAATGAATACGTAAATCTTCAAAATCTTCATCTTCGTTTCGTTCTTTAAAATAATTCATAATTTCATCCAACATTTCTCTAGGACAATTATCTGTAGGAACTAATAATCCTGTATTATTGTTTTTTATATGAATAAATGGGTCAAAATTGTATTTAACTAATATTTCCCATCGTTCAGCATATTTTCTATTTTTTTTTGCTCCATGATAATGATGGCGAATTACTCCAGGAACATAACCAAGTCTCAATTTTTTCATTTGATATTCATAATTTTGAACACTATGTTTATAACCATGTGTAGATAAATCGTTTATGCTTTTCATTCCATTTTCGATTAAAGAAAGGGCCATAACATTATCCCCAGACCCTAGAATAGCATTTTCGTATAGTCCTCCAATTCTATGATATGCTTTTCTGGTAATCGCCCATGCAAATCCGGGGTGCCAGAAATTTAACCCTTTTTTATAAGGATTCTTTTTAATATATTGAAATCCAAAACTGGTGAATACATTCATTGCTTCTTTTTGCCTATTCATATCTACACAATGACTAAATAATTGAACGATATCTTTACTGCCGTTTAAAACTTTCAATGTATCTTTTGCCCATGTTGGATTTTCGAACTCGATATCAGCATCAATCCATGCAAATGCTTTCCAATTACTTGGCAATAGTTTATTAACACCAAGATTAATCATATTTTCTTTATGCCATAATGGCGTTTCGCATCGCAATTGTAAATGTCTTTTATTATTTGGTTGCGTAATAATAAATTTTTGATTATCGTATGCTAGTTCTACGATATAAATAATTATATCGGTCTCTTCTAAATCCATTCTTAATAAGAACTCTTTCATTAAAATATATCGAATTGCGCGTACAAACATGGATTTGATACAACAACAATTACGTGTAGTTTGTCTTCAATTGGATCATTGTTAATAATCGCATCTTTTATTTCGTTTCTATTATAAACGATATCATCAATCTCAATATGATTAATTACAGTCATTACTCATATAGAATATATTTATTTTTATATTGATTTTAATATTGAACTATTCTTGTATAATATACCCATAAACTCAATCCAATTACACATTTTGCAGTTAAATCTAAATAATTCATTGCAATATTTTTATATTCTTCATTAAATAAATAAACAACACCATACATTGACCATATTCCTAAATACGCAAAATAGAGGAAATAATTGTCTTTACTGAATTTTGGTGAAACGTATTGATTAAATATGATGTAAAACATTGCAAAGAATGCAAGGAATCCACTAGAATCTGCAGTTAATCTGCTCATTTGTTTCATTTCTCCCAAATATCCTAAATACAGCATAACGTAATTCAATACAAGTATTGTTAAAAATGTAAATACACGAATAACTTTACCTGAATTAGATGATAATACTAAACACAATGCTAATAACATCATTGGTGTAGTTATCGCCCAATCAACGTATCTTGTTTGTGTTATTTCAGCCCAATCCATATTAACCATTTTTTCTTCTGATTTCGCAATTTTATCCACAAATATAGAATAAAAGTATCCAGCGACAACGGATATAGCTGTTTCTAAATTCAAAATATGTCTTATGTAGGGAGTTTTTGTTCTCAATGCTTCAATCAATGTAATTGTTGCGGTAGTTAATAATAAAATATACGATACAGTGAAAGAAAATTTAACATTATTATCTAATTTCTTGTATTCAGATTCGTTTGGTTTGTCTTTTTTTATAATGGCACTTACATTAACAGTTGAACTCATTTAATGTATTTAATTTTATATATTATATTATATACTATATAACGAAAAATAATATTTACATAAAAATTGAATAAATAAAATTGAATAAATAATTTATAAATATTTTATATTACAATATTTCAAAGATTAATAAATAAATGAATTCTGATAGTGAAAACGAAGAAGAATATATTGAAAATCAAATTATATTATACGAAACATTATCTGAAGATAGTTATACAGATAATGATGAACTAAGCGAATATGATGTATATGATTCAGATGATGATGAAATTGAAGAAATTTACAACGCAGACTTGAATTTTATAACTACAGATAAAGAAGATAAAAAATATTATATTGGATTGTGTGGATTAACCGATACATACAGTATGATATTAATGAATACTGTATCTTCAAATATATATTTAAAGTATAACCACGATAAAATTCTTAAATACTTAATAGAGTATTCACTTTGTTATTTACACAATCCCAAAATCCATATATTACAACTACATATAGACACTGCAGATAATACATATAAAGTAGTTATTAAAACACATTGGATTCGTTTGATTCAAAGACGATGGCGAAATGTGTTAAATGAGAGAAAAAGAGTAATTCAAATTAGAACGAAAGTATCTTCTATAATGAATTATCAAATATCTGGAAAACATCCATATATGGCGAATCATTTTCCAAGGTTTTGCGGAATGTTATCATTATATGATAAGGTAAATCCGTTTCCCAAATTGTATGAATTAGTTAAATGTTCGTACTATGAATGTTCTCAATAATGTGTTTTGATAAGATCATATTTATCATTTGTGTTGTCTCTATAAAATGATTCCATGTGATATATAGTTAATTCTGGATATTCTATTTTTGTATATACTAGTAGTTTTTTTTGTGATAATTGTTTTTCGATTTGTTTTTTTGTTGAAGTTATGTCTCTATAATCAATATTTATTTTAGATGCCATAATTGAATTTTGTATTTTTGTTCTTGTTAAGGACATGTTATTTATATATAATAAAATTGAATTCAAATGTTTATATAAATAATAAATAATAAATAATAAATAATATAAATTACAATGATATTAACGCGATATATATACGATAAAGACAACTTAAAGTATTCAATTTTATTGGCTCTTTTGAAAAAAGATCGAGAACAAGTTAAATTCTGGGTATATGAATTATATTATTCTGGTTTTAAAATGGAAGCGTTTCATTTATTGTGGGAACTGTATTATAAGCTGTATTATGTAAGTTATCCAAATATGGAACGATTCATGAAAAAACAAACTTTATTATGGGTATCAAATAAATTGGACGATTGTATTATTGGTACTATTGCAGAAAGTTTGGCGATTAGAGAACCATGCATTGATACTTATTTTGTTATAGAAAATAAAAAACAAGTTTCAAATATACCAAATAATAATGCAGCTGAAGAAATTGTAAAAATAAAAAGCTGTATTTCAAAAAAAGATTGTTTTATTATTTTGGAGAACTTCGACGATTTTCATAAAAACAATGCGAAAACAAAGAAAAAAATAGATTTCACAAAAAATGTATTTTTAGAATTAGATACGTTAGATATCGAAATATTAAAAGCTGCTTGTATTAGTATAACTTTAGATACGTGTATGAAAAAACCGGCAATTAATAAGATGCGTAAAAATATATATATTGTACAACAACCACATGATATCAAACAATATAAAACAAAACCCGCGATAAAACATCGTGGTTATAAAATACCCCCTCGTGAATGTAAGTACCAACTCCAGATTAATCCAAATGGACAAAAATTTGATTATCCTGATTACGATAATTGGCTATATTATGCATCATTTTCACCATTATGGAAAACACGAATTGAGCGACATAATGGTATAATATTAAAAGAAGAACAAAAAATACATTTTGAAAACGAAGAACACGAAGTCGCATTCTATAACTATTTTCACTTAGAACCAGACGAACAATCTCTCGAAATTGAAGAACGCTGGTTTGGATATAAACCATTTGAAAATTGGAAAGATTTGTATAATCGATATTTAGTATAAATGCGTACTATGATAGTAAACTGCTAGAATATATTGATAACTCTGTAATATCTGCTCTACATATTGCACATGTAGGAACCGGTTTATCTAAGAATGTATCTAAATGTTTTTTTATACATTCTGCACAAAACGAGTGATTACAGTTAGTATAAACCTTATTTTCAATATTATACATATCAAAACAGATTGGACATTCATTTTTATCGATGTCATATTTGCATGTTTTAAATTCATTTATTTGTATGTTCCATTTTTTCTCTTTTGGAAGAAATGCATCTATCATATATTCACATACGAAATAACATGCATAAAAGTATTGTTTATTTTCGAGTGATGTAAACATTATATTTTGTCTTACATAATTCATAAATTCGCGTGGATTTTCGTTAAGATCGATTTTATTCAAAATTTGTATTATAAAGAATACAGGTTCGTATAATTGTTGTCTTCGCATCATGTCAATAACTTTACCGCAAACATTTTTACGATTTTCATATTGTATGATTTTGGTTATATCGTTTATTGGTTCTGCGTATATTTTACATAATATATAATCGATCTGTATTGATAAAATTTCATGCATCATTTTGTCAAGTAGATAGTCAATTTTGATATATTTGGGGTATTTTGTAGGAATATTTAATTTAACTGCCAAAATAGAAAGTTCTACTGACGTTTTACTTGATAACCATTCTTTAATTTTATTGTAATTATCCGGGTTTTTGTATATTGTACCATATAATCGTGTTTTTTCATTCATTAATTCCTGTATTTTATTATCAGTACAATTACGAATATCATGTCCGTTTATTTTACAAACACTGCATTTATTATTATTATTATTATTATTAGGATCATTGGATTTACTGCGCGTAATCATTTATTGATAAAATATACTTTATAATATATTTATATTTTATCTGTTCAATTTTTGATAGAAAATTTATATGTCATCCACGTAGTTAATCCCATTAAGGCACCACCCCATAATGTATCCATAACCATTAATTTTAATTTCCATTTCTTTAATACAGCGTAGGTTGTTGTATCATATACTCCATAAATTACAAACCCAAATAGCATTGCATCAAGTACCGATTTATGTTCTCTTAAAATGAAATAATATAATCCAAATATAAGGAAAAAATAACATAATATTGCACCTAAATATTTAAGTTGCAATACAACACGCTGAACTTCTGCTATTTGTAATCGAAATTCGTTGAATGTCGCATATATGTAGATGAAGTCAAGTGTTAATAATATGATAGCCGGTAATAAAATAAAATTCCATAATTCTTTTAATTTCCACATTCGATTCTATACTATACTATACTATACTATAGTATTATATATTTGTATGAACCATATTTTCAGGTGATTGAGATTTATCTGTATTTTCATTACTTACTGTGATTTCATTTAAAGATACTTCTGGCATAGAAGTATCTGACATTAGTTCTAGATTTAATATTTTAACTACTTTTTTTTTTGTATTTTGCTGTTCTAATAAATACATTGTATAATTTGGTACATTTGCTACAAAATTCATGGCTGAGTTATATGTTATGCCAATAATTTCATTATCCTGTTCGTTTGAATATTTTATACTATAAAACCAATATGGTGGTATATACAAGACATATCCGTTATTAACATCAAACTCCAGAAATTTTATTTTATCCATTTCATTCAAATATTTTGGTTGCGGATTCCAGACATCAATTGGAGAACGGAATTCATAATGGTAATAATCATTTTCTGGATGTAAATATTTTCTACTTTTCCACGGTGTCATCTTAACATGTATTTTACCAGAATTAACACAAATAAAATGTCTATAATTTGTATGATATCTCATTGGAGTATATGCATTTTTTGCACCAAACATAACATCATATTTTGTATTAACTGTGAAAGTCGGTTGAAAGTATTTATTTAACGAAGAGAGTTTTGTACTAGAAATATCTTCGATCAATTCATCATTATTTTCAGAATAGAATCTTGATTTTGAATCAGTATTCATTAACCGATCAGCGCTTTGAAATGGTAATGTAATGTGTTCTCCGGTATGAATGTCATTAACGTCTTTAACTTTAACATTAGTTGAAGGATTCAAATTTGAAGTTATATTTGAATCGAAAAAATCTGGCAGAATTTGTTTAAACTCAAATAATACGGGTTGCTTAATTTCGCATATTTCCTGTAAATGTTCGTTATTTAAAAAATCCATTTCATATATTTCCAAATCTTCTGATTTTTTGAATTGTGCTACTAAATGAAAGTATAAAAAAAGGATAATAACAAAAACAAGCATTGTAATAAAAGTATTCATAATATATTATTTATTGTATATTTTTGTATATGGAAATAAATAATAAACACAAACGCAGACTAATCATCATTATCATTTATTTTTGGAGCAATGTAGAATGATATATAAGTATTATCATCTCCTAAATAGTATAGTATTTTCATTGGGTAATTATTACTGAACTTTAATTCTATTTGTTTCGATAATTTATGAAATTGTGCTACATTATATAGATGGTTTAAACTAAATGATAATTCTAATTTTTCTCCTTCGTCAATCGCAAATGAATTTAAATCGTCAATATTTATTTCAACTGACATCTTACCTAATTCTAAACTCTCTGATGATAATTGTATTTTTTCTTCGGAACATTCAATTCCCATTGTATCGCCAAATAGTTTGAGTTGATTCATTAAATTTGCAAAATTTGTCGAAGATAAATTAAACTCTGCTTGATATTCCATTTCTGGAATAGACAATGTATCAACATCTAAATCCATTAATGGAACGTTAAATTGTTTATCAAATACTGATTTATCATCAGAAGTGAAACTTATAGAAATTTTATCACTATTGTCTAGATCATAATTGATTTCAATATTTTGAGATTTTTCTCGTGTGCTTAGTATTTTAAATAATGTTATGGTATTAATACCAATAGTAATATTTTTACGTTCATTTAAATGGTTATATGTATTAAACCATGTGTTTGGTATATTCAATTCAATAATTGATACGTGTCCTGAGTCCATTGATTGTATAAACATACGTTCATCTTCTAACATAATGTTAATGCTATCTGAAAATAATTTCATATTTTGGAATATAGATGTAAGTATTTCACACTTTGTAGGATCTGTAATTTGAATATTCATTTTTGCAAATTAAATGTATGTGTATATATTTGATTGTATCATTTAAATCGATATTGATAAAATCAATTTTTATATTTTTTAACTTGAACCATGTTCATGAATATATCTAATTTGTTCATTACTGTTTACCTTGTTATGTATTTCGATCTTAGTTTTTACAGATGGCTCAATGTAATGCATAAATATTTTCGCAATATTTTCAAGCATATTTGGTGAATTATATATATGCATTTTTGATAAATACACAGCATATTTTGTTGTATTTTGTAAACATTCACTACAAAACATCTCAATAATTTTTTTGTATCTTTCGGCTGCTGTAATAGTGAAAGAATTTAAGTTTATATGACATTCATAGCCGCCATAAGTGTTAATTACTTCTAATAATAAAGAGAATATGCGATCTATAATCAATTTATAATTATCAGGTGTTCCATATAGTTTAAAAACGGTATAATCAATAAAAATCTTATTTGTATTTTGAATAATATATGCCGTTTTATTTAATAATACTTGGATGTCAAAGTTAGTTGATATTTGTGATGCACATTCTAATTTTTGTGATTTTTTAAACACTATATTTTTACCTCCACCCTGGGAATAGTATGTATCTTGAAATTTTTCAATTTCTTCTATTAAATTGTATGATGACATTAAATATAAAATTAAAAATAAATTTATATTTAAATATTATCTTATTTTTATATATTTTTATAAAAATATATCCTAAATATTGTTATTCACCATACTTTGTGATATTTCAAATGTTTCTGCGTTTAAATCAACACTTTCAGATTGTTCGGTATTATCAATTCGAATATTTTTATAATCTGATAGAATTTGAATTCTATCTTCCATTAATGTTTTATTTACCTCCATTGTGAATGATTGTAATTTTAAAACAATATCTTTTAATTCACTTATTTCTTCTACTAGTAATTCAAATTTTTTATCCATTTCTACAACATATTCGGCAATCGGAACTTTAATAACTTCACTTGAATCATTTACTTCGATATTTTCAGTATCTTCAGATGCGAATTGTTCTAATTGCACACCATTCTCTTTAACCTCTTTCATAAATTGTTCGAGATTAATTAAACGGTTATCAATTACCGCAATTACTTGTGGTAATGTAAGCTTTGGGCTGTCCATTGAACTAGCTTCAGATTGAGGCGGGAATGAATTAGGTTGTTGTGGTGTAGTAGGTTGTATTCCAGCACGTCTTTTTTTTGCAGCAGCGATAGAATTACTCATTAATATATTATATTAAATGTATTATCTAAATCATTTTTAACGCATTTTATAAAAATAAATTATGCCTGCATTTTCATTTTTATTGATGAATGTGATAAATATGGTCTTACCCATTTAATATCGGAAATATTATAATCTTCTATACTTGCATGTTTATTGCAAATTTCGATTTCTGGAAAATCAAAAGGATTTCTTTCAATTTGTATTTTTAATGCTATTAAGTGATCTTCGTATATATGACAATTTCCTAAAAAATGTACGAATTCATCCGCTACTAATCCACAATGTTTTGCTAAAATATGCGTAAGAAGTGAATAAGATGCAATATTAAACGGTACACCTAAACCAATATCCCCGCTTCTTTGGAAAAGTGCACAAGACAAATATTTTCCATCACGAACATGAAATTGACAAATCATATGACATGGCGGAAGAGCCATTTGATTAATTTGGCATGGATTCCATGCAGACATTACTAGTCTACGCGAACTTCTAGTTTCTGGATTTTTTAATTGGTCAATGATATATTGTAATTGGTCAATTCCTTCTCCGTTGTAATTAGTATTACAATCAAAATATTCTGCGTTAAAATGTCTCCATTGATGACCATATACTGGTCCTAAATCATTTTCTTCAAGGTTATAAAGTCCACGGCTATCTAAAAACTCTCTACTTGAGTTATCATTCCAAATATTTACTTTCTTTTCTTTTAATTCTGTATTATTTGTACTTCCTTTAATAAACCAGAATAATTCTTCGAAGCATACTCTCCATGCTACTTGTTTAGTAGTAAGAATTGGTATTTTGCCGTTTTTTAATGAGAATTTCATCATATTTCCGAATTTTGTATATGTTTTTCCATTTCGACTTTCTTCTATGGAACCATTGTTAATTATATCCTTGATTAAATCGAAATATTGTTGTTCTTCGCGATTCGATGTTTTATATTCATTCGTTTTACGTTCTTTATTCAGACAATTGAAAATTCCTAACATGACTTTATAATTAATTATATAATAATCTTTGTATATTTTTTCTAACCAAAACTATATAGACCTTATTAAAATGGATATTTTACAAGAATCTTCTGATAAATCAAAAATTTCATTTTTTTCTCATGTATTTTCTACAACAGAAGAAGATAAAGGTGAATTGTTAAATGTAGTTCAGTATTCTTTGTTAGGCGTAGCACCAGTTGTAATATTGAACAAACTAATTCAACGATTTATACCTGAGGCAGATTCAGAAAAATCAACTTTAGAACTTTTAGCAGAAATATTAATTCAATTGATTGTTATATTTTGTGGTATCGTATTTATACATAGAACAATAACTTATATCCCAACATATAGTGGATTTAAATATGAAAATTTTGTTTTAACTAATGTAATTTTATCATTTTTAGTGATAGTTTTAAGTATCCAATCGAAGGTTGGTATTAAAGTTAATATATTAGTTGATCGCATTAATGAATTATGGAATGGTTCATCTCAGGATAAAAAAACAAATTTAAAAAACGGAGTTCGTGTATCTCAACCAGTATCGAGACATATGCCAAGTCAATCTGATTATTTAGATAACAATAGTATGCAGAATGATATGTTTCCTCCAGCGCCAGTAGCAGTTCAAAGACCAAACCAAATGAATGAATCTTATGGTAATATGAATAAAGGCGGACAGCCATTGGAAATGTATAACCCTGGTCCAATGGCAGCTAATAGTATGTTAGGTGGTGCATTTGGTTCTGTGTTTTAAATTTATTGCAAGAGAAATAAAATAAATATAAATACCATTTTTATATTTATTTATAAAACAAGATATAAGCCAAAAATGGTGATTCAAATGTAAAAAAATATATACAAATATACAGTATTGTTCATTTTTATGTTTTATACAACAGGCAAAATATCCATTACGACGATTCCAATATCATCACACTGGTGTCTTACGTATGACGCAACAGTTATGTCATTTGGTGATTCTAATCGATACATATTCCATTTTTGAAGCCATCTGCTTAATGCAAATTGTAAAATATCATTTCCTTCCATTTTATATAATTTGTTCATTTCATTTATGTTATCTTTCATTATCATGTCCCACAATCCATCGCTTCCTACTATTACGCGTATAGTATCAGATTCGTCAAATTTTATTTTTGAAACAGATGGAGTACACCCAGTTATACCATTATGACCCAGCGACTGAGAACATGCAATAAGAGTATTGTCTGGATAGCGAATATATTCACTATCAACGCCAATTAAATCCGTATCGTTAAATACTTTTATATCTATAGTTGGTCGTGTAATTATATTATTTTTATGTAATTTTAGTAATCTATCTCTTTCTGATTGATTTTGCCAATTATGTTCTTCAGTTAATAGTACTAATTCACCATTTTTAAAAATTGCTGCTTGTGAATCACCACAATTAATTACTTCAACATGGTGTTTGTGATATTTAACAAGACATACTGTTGAACCACTTGTGTAATAATAATTATTATTTTTAAATTCGTTGTTTATATATTCGGATAGTCTTTCAATTGGGTTTTTATTTGAAATTATTGTGTTTAATTTATTTTTATCAAAATCGCGTAAAATATTAATACAGAAATCAGAACCATGCCCGTCGGCTACCATGCACCAGTCAAATTCTTCGCCAGTTTCGTCTATATATTTACCAATAAACGTCGCATCTTGAGCTTTACACATTTGTTCGATATGTTCTGTAACAAATACATTATGAGTTTTTTTTTCTGGTATATACGTATCTCTTAACAATTCGCTTGCTACCAAAGGAGTTGTGCTAATAAATAATGCCATTATTAAATATTTTATTTATAATTAATAATATTTGTATTAATTTGAATCAATTTTTATCCATTTCTCGGTACAAAGCCAATTGAATTTAACATATCCATCTTTTGTATTGATTTTTCAAAGTTATTGTTCGAGTTTAATCCTGAAAATAAGTAATCTGTATTAGGACTTTCTTCATTTTTCTTTATTTGTTTATAAACATCATTAATTTTTTCAGTGACATTTATTAGAACTTCTTTTCTAGTAATCAATTCAATATTGTTTGGAACGTGTTCTGTTAATAATTCAACTGCATAATATAATAGATATTTACGTTTTTTACAACAACCACTTGTATAATTGGTTATAAATATATTTTTTAATGATATCATTAAATTTTCTATGAATAAATTTTGTGGAGTTAATTTTGAACTATAATATATAAGGGTATCCCATATGATCCATATAATATCACGTTGATATTTATATTCTACGTCGTTTTTGCGTCGTTGACACAAACATGGTTCTTTTCTTTTTTTACATATAATATCAAATTCAATAATCCATTCAATCCAATAGCACGCAAGCAACATATTCGGTTTATCGTTTGATATTTGAAATGCAAATTCATTAATCGGTACAATTAATTCTTTTGGATCTTCCGGCATCATTATATTTTCTATAAAAGTTATATTGGGTGCTTTGAAACGATCTGTCATTTGCGTAATATCAAATTCTTCTACTCGATTTATTTTAATTGTTTCAAAACTATTTTTTTTTGGAGAAATTGCAATGATTGTAATTATTTCGGCGAATAACTTTCTTATAGTTAAATTATTTCTTAGTTGTAATTCAGAAGTAAAATGACCTTGTTGTACAATATTACTAAAGATTTGCATTCTTTTGTCTAAATAAATTATTATTTTTGGATTTGCTACATGGATATGTTTACCTACAAAATATAAAATACACTCCCAAACATCGTTGAAATGTCCGGCACATATTAACTCGGCACACCAATAACAAGCCGGTTCTATTTTACTTTTTAACATATTTTCAATAAATTGTTTCTTTACTTCTGTTTTTTTATATCCAGATAAAGTTATACCTTTGAAATTAGATGACGTTCGAATGTCATTAATAAGGGTATTTTCGGGAATAGACATTATTTTTATTTTATATTTTGTATGTTATAGATAAAAAAATGTTATTTATTATACATATTATAATAAATAATATAATTAATGTTAAAACTAAATTCGAATGTTATTATTCAGTAATAATTCGAGGAACAATATTAATAGTTTGTAATTCTTGAAACAGCAACTTATTTGCATATGGCATATCAACCAATGCAAAGTCAGTTTTATTTCCACAAGTTTTACATAAGTGTATAGTAAAATCACTATTTGTATAAAATTTATTATTGTTATTACCGTCATTGCATACTGCAATCATGCCACATTTTTTACAAACATTTACATTATATTTATCGGAAACTTCATATAATCTTTCTTTACAGAATCTCGTAGCACCATGAGATATCAATACATCTCTTTCCATCTCTCCTACTCTAAGACCACCTGCTCTACTTCGTCCTTCTGCAGGTTGATGTGTTAAATTCACCATTGGACCGGTAGCACGACTATGTACTTTATCACTTACCATGTGTTTTAATCTTTGATAAAATACTGGACCTATAAATATACTCGTTTCTAATTGTTCTCCAGTTAGACCGTTATACATTACTTCATTTCCATAACTTTCATAACCTAATTTTTGTAATTCTTCTGCGATGGTTTTAACTTCTAAATTACCAAAACTTGTGCCATCGCCAAATAAACCAAGTTCCAATAATACCTTACCGAGTAATGTCTCTTTTAATTGACCTATAGTCATTCTGGATGGAATAGCATGTGGATTGATAATAATGTCTGGACGCAATCCATCTTTTGTAAATGGCATATCACATTCAGGTATAATATTTCCACAAGTGCCTTTTTGTCCATGTCTACTTGAAAACTTATCTCCAAATACCGGTTTTCTATGAATTCTTACGCGCACTTTTGCGAAATTATAACCGTCTCCATTTCTACCAGTATAATTTTTATCTATATAGGTTTCTTCTGTTGTACTATATGCACGGCTTTGATCTTCATATTTAATAATTTTAGTAGGATCATTTCTGTTTTCTTTAATTGGAATAATTTTTGCAATAATGATATCTCTATTTTCAATTAGTGTATTTTCTGGAATAAATCCTTGTGAATTTAATTTATTATAGTTTCCGAATTTAATGCTTCGCGTTTTAGTAGGGTCTGGCTTGCATCGAATAATTTCATCACGTATAATATTTTTATCTTCGTCTTTTTCAGTATGGTAAATTGTGGCACTAAACAGTCCTCGATCAATAGAACCTTTATTAACTAAGACACTATCTTCTTGATTATATCCTGTATGTGTCATAATTGCTACATGAATTTGAGATCCAGATGGTATTCTATTTAAATGTATGAAATTCATTAGACGTGTATCAACAAGAGGACGACTTGGATAAGTTAATACATAAGAAGTTTTATCCATTCTTTGGTCGAAGTTCATCGCATAAACGCCCAGTGCTTGTTTTGCCATAGCACATTGATATGTATTTCTTGGTGCTTGGTTATGATCAGGAAAGGGTGTACATGATGCTAATACGCCGAATATTGTACTAGGGTGAATTTCGCAGTGTGTATAATTATAATATGTATTTTTATCTTGTAAATATCCATCCTTTGATTTCATTGCAATCATCGCATGATTTTGTTCTTCTGGATCTATATATTCAATAACTGAATCTGATAATTTACATGATGTAATCAAATCGTTCCATGAAATCTCTTTATTCGCAATATCTGATATAATTTCTTTTGTAATTATCGCTTTACCGTCGCGAACTCTCAGTACTGGTCTTACCATTCTACCTCCATCACTGCATATTCGTATTTGCGCATTTTTAAAATCAAATATGATTGAAGTATAAATATTGATAATTCCTTTATACTTTTTATCCTTCATATCAGTGTATAATTTCATAGGGTCTTTTGCTATACCAACCCAACAACCATTTATAAAAACTTTGATTTTCTGAAACAATTCGGATGGTGATATCTCATCTACTTTCATTATATTCGGTTCGACATATTCATATAAAGATGAGCTATTTGTCGGTATAGTTAAGTGAGTCATATAACTAATATTCTTAACTACACCGATTGATTGACCTTCTGGAGTTTCGGCTGGACATAAATATCCCCATGTTGTATTATGTAATTTACGTGGGGCAATTAATTCGCCACTTTTTTCAAGTGGGGTATTTATTCTACGTAAATGACTCATACTCGCCATATAAGTTAACCGATTTAATACTTGCGCTACGCCAACCTTAGCATTATTCGCTTGCTTTATACTAAAATCACCAGTAGCAAGTGCGCGAGTGATGCCGTTTTCAATAGTTGTTGATTTCATTATTTTATAAATATTTGTCATGTTGATTATATTTTCATAATCTTCAGTTGAACGCCAAGACCCGTTATTAATCTCACGAATAACTTGTTTTTGCATTTCTTTAACGAGTTTATTAAAATAATTTCGAAATAGATTATTTAATAGAGTTCCAGTAAGTTCAATACGCTTATTTAAATATGAATCTCGATCATCAGGTGGTCTTCGTCCTAATCCAGTTTGAATTAATTGATTTGTCATATAGCCGAGTAAATATAATTTTTGTGTTAATGTTTTACAATGTGGAAATAAATCGTTGTTTAATACATCTATTGCAAATTCTCTCTTTTTTTTTATTCCAGTTTCTCGATCCATGTTTAGTGGTGTATATGCAACAGATGCAGTAATATGACGAATCGCATCTTCTTGTGTCATGTATTTATTCGCATCGATAATAGATGCTTGTAAGAAATCCAACATACTTTTGGTTTGTTCATTGTTAATATCTAAAATAATATATTCACAAATGTTTTTATCAGTTAATACGCCTAGCGCTCTGAAAACGGTAAACAGCTCAATTGGTTGTTTAATTCTTGGTATATTAATAAATAATCCATGACCGAACCCATTGTTTTTACTTGCGATCATTATTTCTATTTGTTTTGGAGATATACATTTAAAATCAGGCACCGATTTGATTTCAGCATACCATGACCATTTTGTTGTATTTTTACCATCGAAACAATATACGCGATTTTCTGCAGCTCTTTCTTGACCCAATACAGTTTTTTCAGAACCTTTAATAATAAAATAACCACCGCAATCCATCGGACATTCTCCTGTAAATTGTGGAGGAATATGTCTATTTTGTGTTAATAGACAAATAGACGATTTTAACATAATTGGCATTTTTCCGATATTGATCTTAGGAAGTGTTTTATTAATTATCTTTGGAGTATCCATTTGTTCTGTATTACGAATAATATACTGAATTTGTAAATCAACTGTCATTGTCGAAGAATATGTAAAATTTCGTAATTTCGCTTCTTGTGGAAACATTAATTTAGTAGCACCATTGTTTTCGTGTATTTGTGGTGGATGTAATTTAAAATTTTCAAATGATACATATATTTCTAAGAAATATTGTTCTTTTTCTTGAACATAATCATTTTCAGAACGAATAACTACAGGATTGAACATTTGTATTGTTCTTAATATTTGAAAATTAATAAAGTGATTATATGATTCAATCTGATGTCTTACTAATCGATCCAAATGTTGTCCGCGGAAATAAGATTCAATTATAGTGTATGGTTCTTCAATATATTCACCCAAATGACCTAATACGTTTTGTTCTATTTCACATGGGTTTGATTCGATTTGTTCTTTTAATTTTTCCAAATGATTTTCTTCATTAATAATTCTCATAATATCTTCTTGAGTAGATGATATTTTATTGGATTTATATGATGCATCTGTTTTACTTTTTTTTATTTTTATTTTATATTGAGTTTGAGAATTATCTAAATTTTGAACCTTTTCATTATATTGAACGGACTCGGTTGATAGACTCATTTTATTCTAATAATGTATTATTATGTTATGTTTAAATTATTTTTATTTAATGATATCAATTTTTGTAAATAACTATTTTATTATAACGTAATAAAACCATCTTTACAAAGTTTATGAATGGATAATTTCATAGATTATTTGGATAATTATAAAACAAATAAGTCGGTCGATTATAATGATGTATGCAATATATTAAATACTACACAATATCATTTTAATGAAAATAAATTATATGATATTCAATTTACAGGTATTCCATATAAAAATTATTCAATGTGGAATTCATTAAATAATACATATATTCCAGCTAATAATAAATATGAATTGTGGAAAAAAGAACACGAATCATTAATTAATATAAGAAATACAAAAATAACTAAAAAAAAACAAAATGTATATATAAATGTTTGCGTTGAAAAGATAGACGATCTAATAAAATTAATTGATGATAATTCATATGACGAAGCAAATGACTATAATATTGACTTAAAATCTTTGCATAATATTCGAACTGAACTATGTGAATTAAATAATATGATTGGAATGGATAAATTGAAGACATCTATATTAAACCAATTAATATATTTTATGCAAGAGCTTCATATAAGTAATAACGGTAGTGATTTTAAACATACTGTTATTTCCGGACCACCAGGTACGGGGAAAACTGAAATAGCAAAAATTATTGGAAAAATGTATTCCAAAGTAGGAATATTAAAAAAAAATGTTTTTAAAAAAGTAACAAGAAGCGATTTAGTTGCGGGTTATTTAGGTCAAACTGCAATAAAAACAAAAAATATTATAAATGAATGTTTAGATGGTTGTTTATTTATTGACGAGGCATATTCGCTTGCTAGTCCAAATGAAAATGATAGTTATTCAAAAGAATGTATTGATACTATTTGCGAGGCACTGAGTAATCATAAAGATAATTTAATGGTAATAATTGCGGGATATGAGAATGAGTTGAATAATACATTTTTCAGCGCGAACCCTGGATTAGAATCAAGGTTTATTTGGAGATTTAATATTGAGAACTATAATTCAAATGAAATGATGCAAATATTCAAAAAGAAGGTTAAAGAAAATGGCTGGGAATTAGATACCGATGTAATGATAAAAGTGAAATGGTTCGAAGATAAGAAGGATGAGTTCAAATTTTTTGGTAGAGATATGGAACTATTATTCTCGCATATGAAAGTGTGTCATTCACGTCGCATTTATGGTAAAAATGATATTACTCGTAAGTTAATTACATTAGAAGACATGGATAATGGATATAAGAAATTTTTAGATAATAAGAAAAAAACAAATAAAAGTAATGTTTTATACGGTTTGTATGTATAATTTAGATATAACTTAATAATATAGGTTATATCTAAATATAAACATGAGCGAGGAGAAAAGAACTATAAAAATTAATACTGCTTTGTTTAAAATACCTGATACTAGAAAAAATAGAAAACCAAAAGAACAAAAAGAAATTAAGGTTAAAACGCCAAAAAAGGAGAACAATAAAACATTAAAGAGAAGTTTACTTCGGTTTTTACGAAATCATCAAGAACAAAATATAAATCAATTAAGTTCTGCAAATAAAAATGAAATTGAGAAACCAAAACCGAATACTAGTACTACCGATTTTAATAACGATTTTAATGAATCTTTAGAGTATCTTACGAGATTAACAAAAGAAAATGAAAACAATTCAATTATAAATCCTCATAATAAAACTTTAAAGCAGTATCCAGATTATGGTAAAACAAGTATAACAGAACCAATTATTAATACAAATGTTCCAATGGAATTAATGCAAAATGATTTTACAAATAAAATTACAGAGACAATTCAAACAAACCAACCGGTTTCGATTAATTATAAACATTATCCTCCTCCGAGTTATGGTTGTTTAAAACAAGGTTCTTTACCTACATTCCGAACATGGAAGAATCAAACGCAAAGAAATACGAACACTCCAATATTGAATTATACGCCAACAATATCATCCAATACAGAACATAATCTAAACAATCATCTTGATAACCCTCGCATAAATACGAGTGTTGTATCGAATACAAATCCTATACAACAATCAAATAAAATGAATAATATGATAGAAAAAAGTATAATTACGCAAAATATTGAGAAAATGACGAATATAAACAATCAAAATAATCAAAAGTATAGAAAATTTATTAAAAAACAAAAAAAGACACTTAGGAGAACATATAACGTAGGTAAATCGAAAATGTATCCAAAAATATCAGTTTTAGTATCAAATAAAACAATACGTAATAATATTACAACAAAATCGCAATTATTAAAACAAGTATCAATACAAGAAATTAAGAAATATTTAATCAAAAAGGGATTTATTAGAATCGGTTCGATTGCACCAAATGATGTGCTTCGTAAAATGTATGAAACGTCAATTTTAATGTGCGGTGAAATACAAAATCATAACCCAGATAATTTGTTATATAATTATTTACATAATTCGGAAGAATAAATATAATATCTTTACAAACGAATTAAATATTTATCTGTAATAAATAAAAATGAAATATATTTTTATTATTTACTCTATTATTTTATCACCACTTTTGGCAATTCAACTTAAACCAAAATTATGTATTGATTGTAAGTTTTATAAAAACAACATTTTTACTGGTAGTGAATTTGGAAAATGTTCATTATTTCCCAAAGATAATTACAATGTTGATTTTTTGGTGAATGGAAATAAAAATAATAATATAGAATACCATTACTGTTCTACATCAAGACTAAGTGATAATATGTGTGGAAAAGAAGCCAAATATTATTACAAAAAATAGGCAATACTATAAGAACGAAATATATAAAAAATGGACAAAGTATTATATCCATTTTTTATACTCTATGTTATGAATCAATATATTTATAAAAATATTAGTAATATACTTACACAGAATGATAATACAAATGCGGAATGTAGACATAAGTTATAGTTTAATCTCGTATTTTCTTTTGTATTGTACTGTAAATTGTTTTTTTCGATTATGTAATCTTCATCTAATATTGGCATAACTTTGGATGACTTTGGTGATCTATCTTTATACAAATTAATGTTAAAGTATCTGGGCATTTTTTTTAACATTGGCAAAAAGTTTTGATTAAAGACGGTATATTTATAATTGTTGTTTAATTTTTTTAATATATTTTTATCTATTTTATAATTACATTTGTTAGTATGTCTAGTATAATCACTTGAAATTGTTTCATCAAACTCGCAGAAAAATCCATAATCGTCTTCTATGTTCGAAGAATCGGTTGTATTATCATTAACTGATGAATTCATTATTATTAAATGATGGTTATATTTATAATATTATATAAATACAAATATAAAAATCAATTTTTATACAAATATAAAACTATTTTATTATAATTGTATAACTATAATAAAAAATTATGTCAGGTTCTCCATTAGTAATAGAATATTTAAATTTAACTAAAGAATATCAATCGAAATATGGAGAATCTACAATAGTCCTTATGCAAGTTGGTGCTTTTTTTGAAATGTACGGATTAAAAACATCAAATACAATAAACGGTAGTAGCATATTAGAGGTTTGTAATATATGTCAATTGAATATATCAGATAAAAAAATTTGTGTTGGCAAAGATGAAGTGGTCATGGCTGGATTTCGTGATTATTCATTGGATAAATATATATTAAAACTTACTGATGCAGGTTTCACTGCTGCTGTATATACACAAGAAAAAACCGGTAAAGTCGTTTCTCGTTCTCTATATTCTGTTTTTTCTCCAGGGACGTATATTTCACATGATACTGATAGTTCTCCGCAAATTACAAATAATATTATTTGCATTTGGATAGATGTTATAAAATCGATACGTAGTGTTAAGGAGAATATAATATGCGGAATTTCAGTAGCAAATATTTTTACTGGTAAATCGTTTATGTTCGAATATGAAACGCCATTTTATATGAATCCAACTACATTTGATGAGCTAGAACATTATATATCGGTATTTAATCCGAGCGAAGTGATATTTATTTCTCCTTTTGATAATGATATTATTCGAACTATTTTACAATATTCGGGTGTAAAATGCAATGTACATCGCATAGATTCAAGAGATTTATCCAATGAAAAAGTGCAAAATTGTATGAAACAAAAATATATATCTCATATATTGGCATCTTTCTTTGGACAAGAAAGTATACATATATGTGCGGAATTTGAAAATTATGTTATTGCTACACAATCGTTTTGTTATTTGTTAGACTTTATACAAGAACATAATCCAAACTTGGTGCGTAAAATTAGTATACCGACATTTAACAACATATCAACGCGGATGGTATTAGCGAATCATACATTAAAACAATTGAATATTATTGATGATCATGGTAAACAAAGTGGCAATTTATCATCGGTTTTATCTTTTTTAAACAAATGCTGTTCTCCGATGGGTAAACGAATGTTTGAATATCAATTAACAAATCCAACATTTGAAAAACAATGGCTACAGAATGAATATGATATAACTTCAATTATGTTAGATAATTATCATTTTGTAGAATTATTTCGTAAACAATTATGCAATTTGCGGGATATGGAAAAAATAAGTAGACAATTGGTTGTTCGTAAACTATATCCATCCAGCATTTATCATTTATATTCTTCTATTGTTATATTGCAACAAATAAATGAATGTTTGGTCGAAAATCCAGAAATATCAAAATATTTGGTTTTATCTTATGAGAAAAGTTCTCCAAACGAATATATAAAAAAAATTACAAATGGTATTACTTCGTTTTTAGACCAGCATCTTATAATTGAAAAATGTAAATTGTTAACATCAACACAAACGTTTGCGGATAATATTATTCGAAGAGGTGTATCTATAAAATTAGATGATTTGTTAGATAAACGAGAACTTGATAATGAAATATTAAATGAAATCCAAAATTATTTTAATAATTTATTGAGAACACATGAAAATAAACCATCATTAAAATTCATAGATAAACATGAAACTGATAAGTCGGGAATTAGTTTACAACTTACAAAAAAGCGTGCGACTACATTAAAAAATATAATAAATTCAATTGGAAAAAAGACAATTGAAATAAAAGGAAAGTTAATTGATCTTACTGAAATTAAATTTGTATCCGCTTCCAGTAATGCAGATGAAATTAGTTTTCCATTATTAAATAAAATAACAAAAGAGCTACTGAATATTGGAAATGAAATAGATCAAGTTATTTGCAGCGTCTATGAAGAAATTTTAACAAAATTAGAGAAAACATGGTTTACAGAAATTGAGTCATTGGGAGATTATGCCGCAAGATTAGATACTTTACAATGTAAAGCGTATATTGCACGCATATATAATTATTGCAAACCAGAAATTCAAGATTCGCCGAAATCTTTCGTTCGCGTTAAAGAAATACGGCATTGTTTAATAGAACACATACAAACGAATGAAGTATACGTTGCAAATGATATGCATATTGGATGTGATAACCAAGATGGCATGTTATTGTATGGTACAAATGCTGTTGGTAAAACAAGTTTAATACGCGCATTAGGTATAGCAGTGATATTAGCACAATGTGGTATGTATGTACCTTGTTCTCAATTTGTATATTATCCTTATACGGCAATATATTCACGCATTCTTGGAAATGATAATTTGTTTAAAGGATTATCTACATTTGTCGTAGAAATGTCAGAATTGAGAACAATATTAAAAATGTCGGATGAAAATAGCTTAATTTTGGGAGATGAAGTATGTTCTGGAACAGAGACAGAATCCGCATTGAGTATTTTTGTATCAGCTTTAATGGATTTACATAATAAGAAAACGTCTTTTATATTTGCTACGCATTTTCATGAAATAATCCAATATGATGAAATTAAACAATTATGTAATATGGTTCTTTGTCATATGTCAGTGGTATATGATAGAGAACAAGACTGTTTGGTTTATGACCGTAAATTGCAATATGGTCCTGGAAATAGAATGTACGGATTAGAAGTATGTAAATCATTATATTTACCAAATGAATTCTTGGAACGTGCATATAATATACGAAATAAATATTACCCTGAGAATCGTGGAGAATTATCTCACGATTCTAGCGTTTATAATTCAAAAAAAATAAGAGGAATATGTGAGAAATGCAATAGTGAAATTGCGAAAGAGACTCATCATTTATCTCCTCAAAAAGATGCATCTGATACAGGATTTATTGGTTCATTTCATAAAAATCACCCTGCGAATTTGATGGCTTTGTGTGAAAAATGTCATGATGAGTTGCATAAAAAAGATACAAAAATAAAACGTAAAAAAACTACAAAAGGATACACAGTAGCATAATTTTTTTACATTTTGCAATTTCCATAACATTTGCCTTGGTGAAAATAAAAATCTTTATTTTTTAAATAAATATCACTATAATTCGATTTTATCGTAGGACCATTTTCATTGCCAGCTACGCATTTTTCGCCTCCTAATAATACGCAGCATGATGTTGATGCGCAAGTATTTTTATCTATTTTTAAACATGCAGCTTCAGTATTACTATTGCTATTTTTATTAAATGAACAGAAACCACCTAATTGTGAAGCGGTATCATATACCGGTTTTGTATAACTTAATCCAGTTAATCTACTTAAATATACAGAATCTTCATAATTAGGAACATAATTAGATGAGCCATATCGAAAAGTACCAGGCTCGTTATATATAGTATTTCCTTTAACACTAGTCCATGGCAATTCTACAACATTTCCACTTTGGTCTTTCACATAAATTGGTTTTACAAGCCCTACATCTAAATCGTTTTGTTTAATGATATCTTGTTCTGAGTCATGATATTGTACATTGTAGTTATCGGTTTTATAGTTTGTCTTTTCACTAAGTTCTTGTGAAATCGGCGATTCACTTGGTGAATTTCTTAATAATGAGTTTGTTCTAGATTCTTTTGATACATCTTTTTTTAATTCTTCTGCAATAGTTGATTTTTGTGTAGTATATCCTTCTTTTATTATACTTCCAAATGTTAAAGTTGAAAATAATAATAACAAGAATGAAATAATAATTATATACTTGTTCATGTTATATTATAGAATAATATATTTTAGTTGTAAAAATTGAAATAAAATATATAAATATATTACATATATTAAATATAAGTTAAAATGATAATTCCAGTCAAATGCTTTACTTGTGGATGTGTTCTTGCTGATAAATACAGATATTTTCAAGATCAAGTGCGTAAAATGAAAATATCAAATAACCAACAAATAGATAAAGTTGTATATCTTACAAAGAAAACAATTGATAAAACCCCCGAAGGTATTATATTAGATGATTTAGGTTTAAATAATCCATGTTGTCGTCGTCATATGCTTACTCATGTTGATATTGAATAATCCGAATATAACCAAATTTATAAATATTTTTATATGTACTATTATTATATATATATACATGAACACTTCTCGTATAATGAACAATAGTTGTGGAGGTAAAAGAAAAACACAGAAAAAAAGAACAGCACAGAAAAGAAGAAAAACCAGAGGCGGTAATTGCGAATGTGATAAAACCCACGGTGGTAGCGTAAGAAGAAAAGTAAGAGGAGGTAGTGCTTTTTTGAATGATCTTCCGATTCGTTATCTATATCAGTATAAGAATGAAGAAATGAATCCACAAGATCCACATACCATAAGTTCTGGTAGATTAATGAGCAATCCTATTAAACCTACTTTAGGTGGAAAGTCTAAGAAAAGACGCAACCGTTTAAAACGAGTCCGCGGTGGCGCCTCTGACTTATTGTTGGGTAATGGTACATCAATGAATCCGATTACATCATTTTGGACTAGTGCTGGATTACAAAATCCAATGGGTACATTATCTGCTTCACCTTATGTTAATGCATCCATTAATGTACAGCCAATTGAACAAAATTACGGAAGTCATAATCCACCTTTAGTTTAATGTTTTTTTATATACAATTAATATATATATATATAAAATGGCATTTGCAGGATTACGTAATTTATGTACACCAGCTTATATTTATTTAGTAATATCACTTATTTTTATTATAATTGCAGCAATACAGAATTATGGAAATGTTAATGTCTATTGTTTAGGATCATATTCATGTAATGTATCAAGTACATTTTTAATTTTTATAATTAAATTAGTATACGTATTGTTTTGGAGTTGGATTTTAAATTTAATATGTAGAGCAGGATATTCAGAATTATCGTGGGTTTTACTTCTTCTTCCGGTATTGCTTATTTTTATTTTACTAGCATTATTAATGATTAAGTAAATGAAAACTTTATTATTTATAATGATATAATATAATTATAAATGCCAACAAAAGATAAAAAAGTAAAGAATGTAACATTTAAACGCAGATTAAATACTGTAGTATTACCAGTTCAAGGTGAAATTCAAGAAGTGAAATCTGGATGGAAAAAAGTATATATTTATGGAGAGCCATATATTCGAGGATATGCACATGGTTATTTGTTATTTGAAGAACTAAATCGCGTTAAAACTGTACTGCCATTCATTATTAAAGAACAATTAAACATAACTATATCAGAATATATGAAAAAAAATAAAGAACTAATTGTTCCTATTGTCAAAAAACAGTATAATGAATTTTATGAAGAACTGCGAGGTATATCTGATGGCGCTAGATATAAAGGTATAGATATATCAATCGATTTATTAATTGCATGGAATGCATTTTTATCATTGTATTCTTATTATAAAGATGGCAATATTGAAAGATGTACTGCATTTATAGCATGCGGACATGCTACTGAAAATGGTGATATAGTAATGGCTCATAATACGCATTCTGATTTTGCAACCGGGCAATTATTAAATATAGTTTTACATGTGAATCCTACGTCAGGTAATCAATTTGTAATGCAAACATCAGCAGGATTTATCGCAAGTTCTACAGATTGGTTTATTTCAAAAAATGGTATAATTGGATGTGAAACAACGATTTCAAATATCAATTATAAACCGGAGTTTGGTGCACCTTATTTTTGTAGAATTCGACAAGCAATGCAATATGCAAATACATTAGATGATTGTGTAAATATTATGTCAGAAAATAATGCAGGTGATTATGCATGTTCTTGGTTGTTTGGTGATATAAAACAAAACGAAATTATGTTATTCGAGTTAGGATTAAAAACATACAATATACAAAAAACAAAAAATGGCGTATTTTATGGTATGAATAGTCCAATTAGTTTTAAAATACGTAATTTAGAAACGATGGATAATAGTACTTCTGATATATCTACTAGTTCAGGTTCTCGCAATGAACGATTGAATTATTTATTAAATACTGAATATTATGGTAAAATAAATATACAGAATGCAAAACTAATAATTAGCGATCATTATGATAGTTTTCTAAAAAAAGAACATATCGGATTTCGTAATATATGCAGACATTCGGAAACAGAAGAAGAACCTAACAACGCATTATATGGTAGTACTGATAGTAAAATTACAAATAGCAAAATAGCAAGCGAAATGAAATTTTGGGGTAGATTTGGTTCAGGCTGTGGTCGTTCTTTTAAAATAAAAGAATTCGTTAATAAATACAGTGAATATAAAAAATGGGAAAATGTAGTAGATGATTTTAAACCATATAGATGGGTTGTTTTGTAATTGCGTTATTATTAATATTTAGAAGAAAATATACTACAATAATATATACAATGCCTCGCTGTCCAAAAGGAACTCGTAAAAATAAACGCACCGGAATTTGCCAAAATAAAAACACTTCAAGAAAGCAACAATTAGAGATTAAGTTAAAAACATGTTTAGATGACTTTGAAAAGCTCAAAACCAAAGAAAGAAATTTAACGGAGCAAAAAAAATATCAAAAATTATATTCACAGTGTATGGATTTAGATAATAAAATCGCAAATTTAGATACTGATAAACATTTGACTGAACAAGACGTATTGAATATTATGGAACCTTATAATATTGACTCTGAAATTAGAGAATCAATCAAGCGCAAATTAATGGATTTAACATATAGTGAAAAATATAAAAGTTGTATTACTGGAAAAAAAACAAAAAATTTATATTATATGGCAGATGATAAATTAGCATGTTTTTTTAAATATGGAGATCAAATATAATAATAATGATAATTAGTAATACATTTCACATTGTGAAAAATTGATATAAAAATATTCAGTTAAATTATAATTAACTATATATTTATTTTAAATAAAATGAATCCAACAATCTCTCAAATTTCTGAATCCGGTGATTTATATAAATTTACATTGAGCGGGTTAAATGTAAGTTTAGCAAATGCATTAAGACGTATTATATTGTCCGAAATCCCAACAGTTGTAATAAGAACTGAGACATATCAAGACAATCAATGTAATATTACATTAAATACATCGAGATTACATAATGAAATTTTAAAACAAAGATTAAGTTGTATTCCAATTCATATGAAAATGAATGAATTAGAACTTCTTCCCGGAAATTATATATTAGAACTTGACGCTAAAAATGATACAGATAGTATTATGTATGCTACAACCGAACACTTTAAAATTAAAAATAAAACAAATGGAAACTATTTAACACGTGAAGAAACGCAGCGTATATTTCCTCCTTGTGTTAAAACAAATTCTTACATTGATTTTGCGAGATTGCGTCCAAAAATTAGTGATAGTATACCAGGAGAAGCTTTAAAATTAACAGCAGAATTTTCAATTAGTTATGCGCGAGTAAATAGTATGTTTAATGTTGTATCGAAATGTTCTTACGGAAATACGCCTTACATGGAAAAAATAAACGAAGAATGGAGTGAGCGAGAGTCTAAATTTCGATCACAAGAAATGCCCGATAATGAAATTGAATTTCACAAAAAAAATTATTATATATTAGACGCACAGAGAAAATACGTTGAAGATAGTTATGATTTTGTAGTACAAACCGTAGGAGTATTTGATAATCGCGATATTGTTAAGACTGCAGCAAACGTATTAGTAAAAAAGTTTCAATCATTAATTGATGATCTAGATTCAGATATTGTATCGATTTTAAACAGTGAGACTACTATGGAAAATTGTTATGATGTTATTTTAGAAAATGAAGATTATACTATAGGAAAGGTAATTGAATATATATTATATGAAAAATATTATATTGGTGAAAAAACACTTACATTTTGCGGATTTAAGAAATTTCATCCACACGATACGAATAGTACGATACGTATAGCATTCGAACAAAAATCAGATAAAACTATGATTAAACAATATATACATACAGCATGTATTGAAGCCCAAGAAGTATTTAAAAAAATATATAAGTTATTCTAAGCGAATAATTGTAATGTATTATATTATGTTTCTGTTGAATATAATACATTTACTTGTTTTGCTATATAAAAATAATAAAATTGAAACTGTTTTTTTATATTCATCAATAGATAATACAAACAGAATGAGTATTTTTAAGAGTTGTTTTATAAGATGCTCTCATATAAGCTGCAGTGGTATTTGGAATAGTTTATGTTGTTTCAATACAAGTTCTGTGCCGAAATATGTAATTAAACCAAATTTAATAATAAATGATAAATATTCATTGTTTAATGAATCAAACATATCGGATTATGATAATGCTACATGGGAAAATACGATTGGGTTTGTTCCTCCTATAACAAGAGGTAAAGTAATAAAAGTATATGACGGTGATACAATAACAATCGCGTCTAAATTGCCGTATATTGATTCTGTAATATATCGATTTTCAGTAAGGTTGATAGGTATTGATGCACCTGAAATAAAAGGTTCGACTGATATAGAGAAAAAATTAGCAAAAGTTTCGAGAGATGCATTACATAAATTAATATTTGGAAAAATAGTGAGATTAGAAAACGTTGGTACAGAAAAATATGGAAGATTACTTGCAAATGTTTATTTAGATGATATTAATGTAAGCGAATGGATGATTAAAAATGGATATGCGATTTCGTATAATGGTGGTAGAAAAATAAGACCAAATGATTGGGACGTATAATTTTAGTAAAATAGTAATATTTACATATTTTTTTATACAATCTGTATAAAATTGAAATTGTTAGTTATAATAAAAATATAGGTATAAAACAACATTTTATAAGCAAACATGGAGAAACGTTTAAATAAGAAAATCGAGACATATATTTCAGAGTTTAAAGAAAATATCAAAAAAAAAATTACTGATTTAAATTTTGAGGAAAAAACAAAAATGAATGATTTAGTCGAATATGTATATGAATATTCTCGATTAACATTAGAAAAAGATGATTTCGTCAAAAGGAAGCGTATAAAAAATTCTATACCAAATATGAATCGTTGTAATGCTAGACGAGCAAATGGTGAACAATGTACTAGACGAAGAAAAGAAGGGTGTGATTTTTGTGGAACACATTTCAAAGGCGCACAGTATGGATTAATTACAAATGAACAAACAATTGAGAATAGTAGACAATCATTGGAGGTTCATACTGAAGATATTAATGGAATTATTTATTATTTTGATAAATTTTCAAATGTCTATAATACAGAAGATATATTAGAAGGAAAGCAAAACCCTAGAATTATTGCAAAATATACAAAGATTAATGATGCGTATACTATATCGGAATTTCTTTAACGACTCTCTTTATAGTTTCAACTGTAGCTTCTTCTCTACTGTCTAAAATAAAATTATTAACTTCAACTGCCTTTGTAATATCGCCTTTATAAAAATTTGATAAAACCGTAAGTAGTTTTTTTTGGGTAATTGGTTTTTTCACGTTTCTTTTAGAATACATTAATTTACCATCCATAATATCAAATTCATCGATTTCATTATCGCGCATTATATTGATTAGCTCTTGTGATATCTTTTTTTGTTCATTTTTTCGAAAATTTTCTTCTTTTTTTAATTGGCGTATCTCATTATCGATTTTCACCCAATTTCTTATTGTTTTTATTAGTTCTTCTTTTGTAGTCATTCTATATATTATAAATTCACATTTTTATATTATTTAGTAATTAACCGTTTATTAAATTCGTTATAAATATATATATATACTTTATTCAAAATGAAAATGATGTTTAGTAGAACAAATCAAAGAACAATGAATAGTAATAGTAGTATAAACGATAATAATACTCAACAAAATGCGGTTTTACCACAAGTAGGATTTTATAGAAAATCGAGAATGTTTTCATTTCCCATTCCAATGATAAACCAAAACCAAACTGTATCGCCAATAAATGATTCAAATATAACTATAGTACCAACACCTGAAACACCTTCATCTGCTCCTAAAAAAATGAAATGGGGAGAACCTACATGGTTTTTATTACATACATTAGCCGAAAAGGTTAAATCTGAAAGTTTTCCATTAATTCGTAATGAATTATTGCAGAATATTTATAATATTTGCACGAATTTACCATGCCCGGTTTGCGCAGAACATGCAAGAAATTATTTAAATTCGATTAATTTTAATACAATACTTACTAAACAAGATTTAAAAATAATATTGTTTAATTTTCATAATCAATTGAATGCAAAAAAAGGGTTTCCTATATTTATGGAGAACGATTTAAATGAAAAATATTCAAAAGCAAACACAATTAACATAATTTATAATTTTATGGATAGTTTTTTAGAAAAAGATAAAATCCCACAAATGATGGCAAATGGTATGTTTCGGCGAAGAATTGCATCAAAAATTAGCGAATGGTTTACTAATAATATTATACATTTTGAATTATAATTATTTGTTTTGTTTCTTTGTATATGTACATTTATATAGAGTTTTGCTTGGTCGAGAACATGTCTGTTTGTTGCTTATACCATTAAAAAACTTTAACTCATCTATTCCAGATGCGGTTATAATAGAAGCCCATAATACACCAATGATACCTCCAACGATAAATGAAACAATTAATCCAGGAATACTAATACATGAATTATTCAAATTCCATGTAGCATCACAAAGTATTAATATAGGAAATAATAAAAATGTAGGTACATTGTTAGCCCATAAACCCTCCTTTCCAATTATATAAAACAAATAAAAAAATGTGTATGATAAGATAGTAAGTCCCAGTGGTATGTTTGAAATCGGTGAACCATTTGATAAAGTTATAAATTTACATAATTGAGGAAGCGAATCAACCGCGAACAATTTAATATTTCCCAAACTAGCAGTAGCAAAACATGCAAATAACAATCCAATTAAATATATAATACCTTTTAAATCTTGATTAAATACTGAACTTAATGTAAAATAACAAACCAATATAAAAGGCGCTAAACGAATAAAAAGATATGTTATATTAAAAAGATTAATTTCCATTATGATATATGATATATATTATATATTATAATTAGACAAAAACATGAGATAAAACCTCTTTTATAGTAGATATTTCAATAAATGTAATATTTGACTGTTCTCCGTGTTTTTCTATAAAATCTAAATATTCATTGTGGTTTTTACTTGGATAAATAAACGTGCTAATACCCGCGCGAATTCCACCTAATATCTTAACGTCTAACCCTCCAATTGGGAGAACATTACCTTGTAAATCGATTTCTCCAGTAATTGCTATATCGTTTTTAATGTGAATATTGTTTAAAATACTATATATTGCTAACGTAATTGCTACCCCAGCGGATGGTCCATCTTTTGATACAGCACCCTCGGGACAGTGTATATGTATTCCATTTGTTTTATTTTGTTCACAGTGTTTAAAAATTATACTTCTAATATCAGGAGAACATAAATTCCATGCAACTGTTTTTGCTACATTCATACTTTCTTTCATTACATCACCTTGCATGCCAGTTAATTTTAATTCTAAGAATTGTGTTGATGGAAAAAAAACAACTTCAATTGGTATTATACCGCCTTTTCCAAGCGAATTAGCCCACAATCCATTTATAACTCCAATTTTACTATTTTCGTGAATTTTTGTATCAATGATTTTTTTATATTTTTTCAGATATTTTTTATCTAAATCGTCATTTGTAATTATAATTGGCAATTCTTGATTGATGTTAACACATTTTAATAGTTCTATATTTAAATGCCCGTATAAATCAAATAATATCTCTTTTAATTTTCTTACACCAGGTTCCATTGTGTAATTTTGAATTATATTTGTTATCACTTGATCTGATATTTGAATTAAATTACAGAATCCCATTTTTTCATTAATTTCTGGTATTATATGCTTTTTCACTATTGTGATTTTTTCATCTAATAATAAATTGTCAAATTTAATACGGTGAATTCTATCTAATAAAATTGGATCAATTTGTTCTGGATCATTATACGAAAAAATAAATAACGCTTTTGATAAATCCAAATTTATACCACTGTAATATTTATCTTGAAAACAATCATTCTGTGTAGAGTCAATAAGATGTGTTAATATACCAATTATTTCTTTACCGTGGTCGCTTTTGCTTACTTTATCCAATTCATCTATATAAATAATCGGATTCATGCATTTTGATTCCATTAAAATATCGACAATTCTTCCCCATGATGAATTAACATACGTATAACCATGTCCTTCTAACGTAGACCCATTACATGAACCACCTAGAGCAATAAATGAGAATGGGCGGGTATTTCCATTCGCATCTTTTAAACAATTTGCTAATCCTTTTTTTGCCAATGATGTCTTTCCGATTCCAGGAGAACCTTCAAACCCAAAACAATATCCACTAGGTTCTCCACTTATCCATTGACAAATTATTTTTAACAATTGATTTTTAGCATACGAATGTCCATGTATAGATTCATCCAAAACATTTGATATTTTTTCAATTTCGCCATTAATGTTATGTAATTGTGTTTTAATACTTTGTGTCATATAATAAGATTTTGATATTAAAGTATTACTTGGTTCTATTATATCATATATATTTAACTTATGTGTAAGTTGACCTTTTGTTAATATGGTATTTATTTGTGAAAGTCTTTCTTTTTTCGATAAGTTCTCAATTACGTTTGATAACTCGGGACAATTGCTTATGTATTTTATAATCGAATCATAATCTATTTTTGATAATTTCTTAAATGATAAATTTTTAGTATGGATAAGCTTATTATATTCATTTTCATATGCATTAATGTATTTATTTATTTCAATATTTGCATATTTAGGTTTATCTGTAATATTAATCTCTTTAAACTTTTCAGATATTACTGGTATTAATTTTTTAAAATTTTCATTAATACATGAAATAATATTCAGAATAGGTTCTCGTTTGTATACATTAAATGGTATTTTTAATAACCCTTCTAGATATTGCCTTGCTTTAATGCAAGATTCTTCTGCTTTACCTTTTATTTCTTTTAATTTTGCAATAGCTTTTTCTTTAACTGGTTCAGGGACTTTTAATATATATATTTGTTGTTCTAATGTAATTTGATTTGTATCATATTTTTGTATACAATCCTGTGTAAATTTCATTGTATTTTTCATAGCATCTTTAAAAAATAATTTGATTTTCCATGGAAAACTGTCATATATTAGAATTTGTTCGTTAGAATCTATACCATTGCTGGTTTTCATTGTAATTAAGTCATATAGTAAATATGTTATATATTGATGTTCATAGTTATTATTGTAAATTAATAAATCTATAAGCATATTTCGTTTATTAAATGTATCTAATTCCAAAAATTTTTTAACTGATATATCGAGTTTTGTATTTTTAATATTATTTGCCAATGATACAATTGATGCGTATTTTTTATATATATCATTGTCGCTATAAATTAATACATCTTTCAATGTCATACATTCAATTTGTCTTTGGATAATTGTATTATCGATACCCTGTGGAATGTGTTTTAATATATTTGATTTTCGTAAATTAATATATGTATTGTTGAATAAGTTTAAATTGATGTTTTCAATTAAACCGTTTATTATTAGTGTTTTATTTGTTGTGCTATGCAATACAATCTTAATACCGTTTGTTTTATGATAAAATGAATTGTTATTTGTATCGCAATCAAAACACTCTAGCAATGGAGCAGTTTCAATATTAACTATATCTTCACTTATCTTATTTATACAATATTGTTCGGATGATTCTTTTATAGCTTTTGTTTTAGAAGTCAATATCTTAAATCCGATTGGATTAATATATTTTTTTATAATTTCGAATTTTGAATTTAAAATAGGATCTTTATCAAAATTTAAAAATTCAGATCCAAAAGTAATGTATAATAAATCCTCTATTTGTTTAGTTCCAAATCCGCCAATTATAATTGATAATTTATCGATCGTAGTTTGAAGTGAATCAATAATCGTATCTACATTTGTATTTTCGCTACTATCTATTATTTTATTTGTATTTTCATATAATTCATTTAATGAATTCATGCAAACAATTATATCATTATTACTAAATATTTCATATTTTTTGTAGATTTGAATAGATAGTAGTGTATTTCGTATAATTTCTTGAATGTGATCTATTTTATCCTTTACTAATCGTATTATTTCGATATTATTATTGTTTTTTTCTATATGTAGTTTAATTGAACTTTTATTTTTTTTGTCCATTTTCATTATACATTACTATTTTATTATATATGCGTGAAATGTATCTATTAGATATGTATGTGTATTTGTATAAATATAAATGATATAAACGTTTATGTTGTAATTAATATAACGCAGTTATGGGAATTCCAAGTTATTTTTCGTATATCATAAGAAATTATCCAAAAATTGTTAAAAATTTGAAATTTCATAAAAAAAATCAAAACGATTTTCATCATTTGTTTATGGATTCAAACTCAATAATATATGATGCAATTAAAGATATTAAACCAGATGAATATAATTTTGAACAATTATTAATTGAAAAGGTAATTCAAAATATAGAAAATTATATTCAACAAATTAAACCATCCAAAACAATATTTATTGCGTTCGATGGTGTTGCTCCATTTGCAAAAATGAATCAACAAAAAACCAGAAGATATAAATCTGCATTTATGGCGAATTTAAGATTTATTGATAATAAAGTTAACACGAATACGAATAGTTGGAGTACATCAAATATTACGCCTGGTACTAATTTTATGAAAAAATTATCTAATTCTGTAAGAAAGGCGTTTTTAAATACAGAACAAAAATATAAGGTTAATAAAGTAATTGTATCTGGTTCTGATGAAAATGGCGAAGGAGAACACAAGATATTTGAATATATTCGAAATAACCCATTTTATGAAGAAAATATGATTTTGTATGGATTAGATTCTGATTTAATTATGTTGTCGTTGTTTCATAGTCATTGTTATAAAAATGGCTACATATTTCGCGAAGCGCCTGAATTTATAAAAAGTTCTATACCATTGCCCGATTCTGATAAAAATACAAATGAACCGTATGTATTAGATATATCGCTATTAGCAGATTCTATTATGCTAGAAATGAATTGTAAATATAAAGATAGAAAACGTATATATGATTATGTTTTTTTATGTTTTATGTTAGGAAATGATTTTTTACCACATTTTCCTGCGTTAAATATAAGAACACATGGAATACCAGTTTTGTTGGGATTTTATACAGATATTATAGGTAATTATTCTGATCGTTTTTTTATTTCAGATGATAACAAAATACAATGGAAATATTTTAAAATGTTTATACACGAATTGGCAAAGAGAGAACATGAATTTATTATACAAGAATACGTTGTTCGGGATAAAAAACAAAAACGAAATTATAAAACAGATACCGTAGAAAATCGAGAACAAGTTTTAAACCAAATACCGACTATTTATAGAAGTGAAGAATTGTATATATGTCCTAGTCATAATATGTGGGAAGAAAGATACTATAAATCATTGTTTGACTTAGATCGCGACCATGATAACGTACAAAAAATATGCAATAATTATTTGGAGGCATTAGAATGGGTATTCAAATATTATTCATCGGGTTGTAGTGATTGGAGATGGACATACGAATACCATTACCCGCCATTGTTAGTTGATTTATATAAATATATTCCAAATAGTGAGAGTAAATTTATATTGAATCGACGTTCAGCTTTCACTGAAAACGTTCAGTTGTCTTATGTATTGCCGCCATCTAATTTTAATTTGTTGCCAGAACATGTAAGTAGTAAATTATTGAAAGAATATAGCAATTTATTTTCAGATAAATTGGAGTTTCAATGGGCTTTTTGTAGTTATTTTTGGGAATCTCATGTATGTTTTAAAAATGTTCCATTAGAAACATTGGAAAAATGGGAAGCTGATTTCGTATTCTAATCTTATTTTCGTAAACGCTTTAATGACATTTTCTTTGTTTTTTTCGTTTTTCTTGTTTTTCTTTTTCCGCCAAAATGTCTCTTTTTTGTTAACGGACCAATATAACTATCTATTATACTTTTTATTTCGGGTAGCGTTTTGTCATTTTGTTCTAATTCTTTAAATGTTTTATCTATTGTTTTTCGTATAATTACCGGACCATAATCGTATGAATTAAAATTCTCATTTGGAACCCATACATATAATTTTTTTCTATTTATTGTTAAAGGTTGAAAACTACCACGAATGCTTACATTTTCCCACATTTGTTTATTCAATTCTCTAAATGCAGACTTTTCTATATATAATTTAAAGTTAGGTTCATGTGTATTTATTACATACACAATTTCAATTAGTTTATTCATAATATTTTTATAATTATCCGCATTTGAAAGTAATTTACGTGTTAATTTACGGGTTAAATGACGTGTTACTAGTATTCCACTTTTATTTTTATAACCATAAAAATCGATAAACTCATTTGAATCACTATCTTCAAGTCTATATAATATATCTTCACTGTTATAAACTGATTTTTCGTACATTTCACCATTTTTACGCTGTGCTACTGTTATATCAAAGTATGTTTCATCAAATAATTCTTCTTCGTCATATTCTTGAAATAGCTTATATACCCAATAAGTATTTGTATTAATATCTGAATTAACCCATTCTTCTAGGTCTGGAACGTCAGAAACATTTTCATATATTGGACAGTATAATCGTATTATCATATATTAAATATTATATATACAGTTGATATTTTATTCTAAATTTTATTTTTATCGAAATATAGTAATTTTTCGTGAATTGCAGTTATAACTGATAAAATATTCTTTTTGTGTATCTATATTGGGTAATATAGAGATTAATTCAGTTTTAGTTGTATGTAAACTTTTTTCATATTTAACTATATTCTCACATTGAAATATTGAAATGGATATAAAAATTTATTAATCGGATTATTAAATTTATATTTTTGTGTATTATTACAACAATAATGTAAACTTTTTTGTATATTTTCTAATAATTCATTACAATGATCCATAGTATTTTATTTTTATAGAAATAACTTTTATATTATTTAATACAAATATAAAAAAATAAAAATATAATATATACTGTTAGAAATAATGAATATTGTTAAGTGTATTCTTATTACAAGCTTCTTTGTATCAGTGTTTGCAAGAGAACCAATATTGAGTCGTTTTAAATCATGGGCAAGTGATTTCAATGTTGATATTCGCGACGAAATTAAATTGGTGAATATATTTGAAAATTGGATAGATAACGATAGATTTATCGATGAACATAATTCAAAAAATGTATCTTATGTTTTAGGTCATAATCAATTCTCAGGTATGAATCAATTAGAATATAGTAAGTATTTAATAAATATAAAAAATGATATGCCTTTACTCGAATCATTTGATTTTGAATTTAATACCGTAGCTTTACCTAGTTATGTAAATTGGGTTGAATTGGGTGCAGTTTCTACAGTTAAAGATCAAGGACAGTGTGGTTCTTGTTGGAGTTTTTCAACAACTGGTGCATTAGAAGGTGCATTTTATATTAAAACCGGAAAGTTAGAATTGTTTTCTGAACAACAATTAGTTGACTGCGATACCCTTAGAAATGGCGGTAAAGATATGGGATGCAATGGTGGTTTAATGGATAACGCATTTAAATGGATTGAAAAAAATGGTGGATTATGTAGCGAACTTGAATATCCATATATTTCGGGAGATACTACAAAATCTGGTACTTGTAATAAAGGATGTGAACTAGTAGATGGTTCTCAAGTGAAAGGTATTGTTGATGTTCCGCCATCCGACAATAATGCAATGATGAGTGCTATATATAAACAACCAGTATCTGTAGCAATAGAAGCAGACCAACGCGAATTCCAATTATACAAGTCGGGTGTATTCACTGGCGCGTGTGGTACGAATTTAGATCATGGTGTTTTAGTAGTAGGATTTGGTATTGAAATGGATAACGAATACTATTTAGTAAAGAATTCATGGGGTGAACATTGGGGTAAAAATGGGTATATTATGTTAGGTAAAGGTAAAGACTCAACAAATAAACCATATAATAATGGTTCTGGACAATGTGGAATATTATTACAAGCGAGTTATCCAGTTTTATAATGTTAAACATGATGATAGTAAATAAAATATATTATTATAATAATTAAATAATGTTAAAAAAGGCAAATGATTATTATAATAAAAACCCTGGACCGAAAACAATTATTCAAAAGTTGATTGATAGAAAAAAAGAAGAATTATTAGAAAAAATTAATATTGATATATCTTGTAATAAAGTAGTATTCGATTTATCGAATAATATACAAGGTGAACTGCCAGTTATAGAACCATTTACCACAATCGATACAATAACAAATGAATTATTATTAAGAAAAAAGATAGATTTGCTAGAAAAAATTAGAAAAAATTGTATTCAGTTGAACTTATACCATAATAGTCGTTATCATTATTATCGTATTCTTTTGTTTACAATTTTTAGAGTACCATTGATTTTATTGAGCGGTCTTAATTCATTTTTTGCAGTAGGTATGCAATCGTACATAAAACAATCAGAAATTTCACTTATAAATGCACTTTTGTCTTTATTTTGTGGCGTTTTAACGGGCATTGAAATATTATTAAATTTACAAAAACGCATGGAAACAGAATTGGATTCATATAAAAAATACTATAAATTGAGTGTTGAAATATACAAAGAAATACAAGTATACGAAAAAGAAAAGGACGCAGACATGGAAAGTATAGATAAAATTTTGAATCGCATATATAATGAATATCAATCCAATGTTTTATCGGGTAATGCCATTACTATTTATAACCGTGTTTATACAGACGAATTTGAAGATTTGGAAGAAAATAATGAGTATAGATATTCCAATACGAATAATTTGATTACCAACTTGTATTATGCTATTAATCACCCTTGCTCGATATGTGGTGTATCTACTTCTAGAAATTTATGTTTAAGTTTACGAGATTGTTTATGTTGTACAACATCAAAAAATATACCAAAATTAAATAATCTTCATAATGCAAATTAATTTTTATTATTATTTGTATTTTTTTATATTTTTATATATCATCTATATTAATTGATTCCTCGGTTTCTTCTATTTCGTCTGTTATATTTGCATTTTGTTTTTCGATATTTGAATATTCATATTTTGTCTGTGTTGTTAAATCCAATGAATCTGCATTTTCGCTAAATAGTAGTTCATCTGATTGGTTTTCATCAGAAGGGAGGGTTCGTCCAAGGGAACCGTAGGTTCCCTGGAGGCAACAGAATAGGTCGCAGTTATGTGGAGTGGATTCCCAAGTTCTGAGAGAAACGATGACGAAGGAGTTAGGTAGTACGAGGTTATGTTTTTTATTTTTGCCGGAGAACTTGCCGCGAATGTGGCAGTG